TAAATTGTGCAGTAACTGGAAAAGAATACCCGGGCAGATCACCAGGAATAAAAGATGTGTGGTATGGGTGTAAGGGACAAGAGCCTTTCCAACCAGGACCACTTATTGCATAATTTGAATCGCCCAACTCACCTGTTGGTGCCACACCACCAACACCAATTCCGTTTTCTGGAACATCAAGAGGAACTACATCACTCCCCTGACCCCCCGAATTGGCAGATTTATACGAACCCCAGTGTTTTCCGACACCAGAAGTTATCCAGTTGTGCATCATTGTGATTGAGAGTGTAAGTTGCATCTGGAAATGTTCTTGCATTTCATTCAATTCGGAGGCTTGCAAAGGAAACCCAGGTCGGAATGCGATAAATTGATAATTTTTTGGTAAATCTTCGTTGTTGTCAAATACCAATTCTTGTGATTCTACCCTACTCATATATGGAGACACAGAAAGAGGAAATGAAGGGACTCCTCCTCCGTATAATGGTTGTATGTTATAGTCTGCCATGTTTTTTCCTTTTATAATTACGAACCAAAGAATATATCAAATCTAAACGATGAAGGATAGTTTGGATCATTTCCTCTACTTATATCTATATTGGTTTTTTCTAGATGTAAAATATCGGCTTTTCTTTTATCAATAATTGATCCCCCATACGACACGGGAATTGTGACACTATCTATCACCCAAGTGTCGTTATCATATTCAAACTCGTCACCATTTACAATTGCTTCTGGGTGACTGGTTGCAATTTCCATCACGGATATTGCAGTAGAACCGTTTTTTAATTTTGATCCTAAAACTTTCATTTCTTTTTTTGTTGTTTTATAATCTCCCATTGCATATGGATTTGTGAGAGAACTTAAAGAGGAGCCTTTTTGAGGCAAATCATCTGGATTTAGGGATGTTGTGATTTTTTTGTGCGCTTCAATGACAACACTTAAATTTAAACTATAGTTCTGACTTGGAGCCAAACCAGACAATGCATCATTTCCGTTGTTATCTTTAATTTTTTGTATACTTATCAGATTAAAATCTGTTTGAAGGGTTCCAGAATTTACAATATCATTTTTACTTATATTCAATGAAAGTAAAGAACCGCATTCAAATATATTATTCAAATTTGAAGTGAAGCCGCCATTGGGGATTTTATCAACAAACAAACGATCAATAGATACACCAGGAAACATCTCCAACCATGTTGTTTCATTTATTCTAATATCACCAATTCCGTTACCATGATCTAATGGGTGTAAAAATCCCTCAATATATTCATTGTCGTTATCGTCAGTATATGTTTTTATTTGAACAACTGCTTCTGTTCCATTGCTTGAGACATCAGAAACAAACGGAACGAATTTATCTTTACCTTTCCAGCCCGAAGATACTTTTCTATTTTCTAAAGAAATATCTTTTAAATTAATTGATACCCTAGATAAGGATCCATTGCCATACTTACTCTTTCCAGTTTCTTCAAATTTTGCATTTACCCACCAGGACAAATCGGATGAAATGTCATTATCGTTGATTATATTTTTATAATAACTTGTTTCGTCCCAGTCTATAGCGCAAGGGCAGGGCCCACAATCGTCTGGATATTCAGTAGAATTACAAGATAAACACCCACCACCCGTTCCGCCGGTTTCTCCGGTCCACTTGTTAAACACATATTGCATGTTTAAAGATTGTGCTAATTCAATACATTGATAACATTTGCTTTCTACGCATTTATATAAATCACCAGAAGAAAAAGTCACATCTGCAATAGAATCATAAATTCCAGTTGAATAATATAAACAACAAGTACCACATGTCTGTTCGTTACCAGCACCACATATTTTAGTTGCGTTGTTTTTGTTACTTGAATGATATTGTTCTTTTTCTTTGTTTAAATTTTGCACATTAAAATACGGAATATAATGAGTTCGATAATTTATTACCCAATCATCTGGTAATTTTTGAACCGCACAATATCTAATATTACCACTTGGTGTTGTTGCAATGTTACCAGAAATATCAGTTAAATTTTCTTTAATTACTATGGGATCGCTTTCTAAATCAAGACGGTTGTTTGACGTTGTAGACAAAATAAGAAATAAATAGTTTCCGTAATGGCCTGATCCATAGAACAAAGACCAATTGTCTTCATTGATGTTTCCTAAATTTCTGGAAGTATAGGATCCAACCTTTTTTGTAGAACCCGATTTCCATATTGCAGGAATTACACCACTCGGCAATTTAATTGCTTCATTTATATTTCTTGGATCAACTTTAAAAGCAACAGAGGATGATGAAAGCAATTCTTCTTGGTTGTTCATAGATCTATCAATTGTTTCTGTTGAATTTCCAAGAACAAACGCCACATTTTCTTCTTGTAGATGTTTTTTTATGGCTTCAGATATGATTTTTTTATTTATCGTGGACATATGTTACCTCAACTCCAACATGCTCCAGCATCCGCATCTCCATATGCAGTACAACCAGTCGCACCTAAATTTGGACTTCCGTTAGACGGACTTAAATACATAAACGCACCAATATATATGTTTCCAAAAACATTCTGCTCTGGATCACCAAATATTCCATCTGACCAACTTGGATATGCATATGTTGGCATATGATAATCCAATGTGATACCACCACTGCCTACCGCATTCCATGCATTACCATACGTCCATCCATGAATGCCGCCCAATTCCCCCTCAGAAAGAAGGTTATACATTGCTGTTGGTCCGTCGTAATGATATCCACTTTCACCAGAACATCCAGTGCAATGATCAAGAGATTCGTGGTCGTTTAATCTATATGGAAAGTAGTTACCCAAAACTGAAGTTTCTATAACGTTAAACCCACCATCATAATCATCAGGTGCGACATAATCATCTTGTGTTTTTTCCAAGAACATCTTCAGTCCTGCCGGATGAAGTAAAGATTTTAAAAGTTCTGTATAAATTGGCTGACCAGTTTCTTCGTCCACTAAAGGAACTTCTGTCGACAAGACATAAGAATATTCTTGGAACCAGTTGCTGTCTTGTATACTGAAAGGGCCATTTAGGTAACTACCACCAAGATGAATTGCTGCTTTATCGGGCCCGTCATCGCCGTCCTCGTCAAAATATGTGCCAGTGACCCCAGATGGATCTGCATACGGGAACCCATCAAACCTACCACCATTTAATCTTAACATGTGGGTTTTGGGATAGTATAAATTAACATTTACATCAATTGGATCTCCATTTTCATCATATTGATCCCCATACAACATTTCAAAGAAGTATCTATATGCTTCTTCATTGCTTTTCTTCTGATAGAAAAATTGACGAATCCCGGATATGAAATTTCTTATACCAACAGAATTGGCCAAGTTTTCATCATCTTCAAGTAAACCACTAACAAACTGCTCGGGAAAACCAGAAACGTATGTTTTTACAAAATGGTCTAGAAATTGTACTGGGGTTTCATTGATATCGACTATTTTTTGAAATCCTGATGGATTAAAATCAACTGTTGATAGTTCATAGCCACTTTTATCATACAACCAATTGTAATACTCTTGTGTAAAATCCAATAAAGTACCAGAAGAATTTTCGTTATTTTTTTCTCGTAACCACAGAGGAAATAAATGTTCTATATCGACAATGTTATTAACAGTATCGTCCAATGAAGGAATGTCCTGTCCCAGCAGAAGCAACTTATAACGTGCTGACTGACTTCCTCCGCCTTTATTTTTGGGATTTGAAAATATAGTTGAATAATGCATTATTATTTAATCTACCTCTACCCGACTACATTTCTTCTTTTGATTGTCAAATTAGTTTTTGTAATTGTGTACATTTCTTCTTTTGATTTAAATGACTGAGTTCCTTCAGTTGTTGGTTCCACATATAACATAAATTCTTCGCCTGCGAATGATTCTGTAAAGATAACTTCACCGGTATTTATTATTATGTAACCAACCCTCCCAAGATCCACGGTTAAATTATTCCACTTATATTGAGCATTGATATAATGAATACGCTTTCCCCCAACAATATAATATATACGACTTGATTTTATTGTTATTATTTTGTCTTCGTTTTCTATTAAACTGTGGTATGATGGTGCTGCCACGAATTCGTCTGATACTAAACTCGACCCTATACATTTTGTTCGGAAATTGACATTTTTTGGTTTGTTGTTTAAAATAGAAATGTTATTTGATATAATCAATGATAGATTGTTTGGATTCACATAAAACGCTTTGTTTGTTGCATTTATATAATTGGCTATTTCTCCCGTGTCATAAGAGCGATTAAATCCATTTATTTGTTTTGAAGAAATTTCACCAATGACATTGGACAAAAGAATATCTGAACTAAGTGGACTATCCATTGGTTCATAATAAACATTACCTCTGACTTCAACATAAAAACGATCAACATCAATAAATTCTGGCAATATAGTCACACAAGTTTTTTGTTCTAATATATCAATTGCCTTTGTTGCAGCAACAGGATCTTCTTCTGTAGTATCGGCCAATGAAACAAACAACCTTCCATATCTTGGAGGGTTCATTTCTTCTCCCCCCCAAATATTAAATTTAGAATATGGGTCCGACGAATCACTAACAAAACCTTCTTTTGCTAGCAATGCTCTACAATCTTCTGTTGTGACTGCTCTATCTTGTGACGCAAACCATTTGGGCGCGAAAAATTTAACGGATTCTAAGTCGGGCTCATTTGATCCACCAGACGATAGTTTTACAACTTCCGTTGTTGCTGAAAATCCTACAATTTGAAAATTTCCAATCTGATTTCCACGTTCTCCATCACTCTTTAAATAACTAACACGAACAAGATCATTTGGTTTTATTTCTTTGCCGATTTGAACAAATGCACTACTTTCTAAATTGCCACCAAAAACAATAAAAAATCCCAGATCGCTTCTTTCAAGCCAATAGACATGACTTGAATCGTCCAGTCCTTGCTCTATATTACTTGCCCTGCCCCATTCTTTCCATTCGCCATCGCCCTCAGAATCCAGCACCTCAACACGAAGTGTGCTTATATCAATATCTAATCCTAATATAAAACCTTTACCTGTGTCTATATCTATTATTAGGGGTTGTTCTTTTATCAATGATTTTGCTTGAACTATTTCTACTAAAGATTCTCCGTTTAGAGAGTCCTGACCATATTCTCTTATTGTATAAAAATTATATGACACCCCACCGTCATTATGTCCAGTAAATCTTGTATAAATCGGTAAATTGACATATCCCGAATTGTCACCACCCTGTCTAATTTTAACCAACCCTCTGGACGATTTTGCACCAGGTACAACATATCCTAAAGGTTTAACTAACGATAAAACTGAAGATTTTCTTTGGGCGGTGTCTAAAAACATCTCACTTGCAATCATGTTTGAATAAAATCCATAATACATGGTATTGTATGCTAAAACGTCAAGAAGGACTTGCATTGCAGATCCTTCATAATCATAATCCTTCAATGTATTCTGCTGCTTTAAATGATCGATGATACTATTTTTTATAGCATCAAAATCCAAAGAACCCATCTGAACATTTATTTTACTGTCTGCCATATTGTTTACCTAATCTTTTTTAATTCTAAACGAATACTATCTCTAGAATTAGATTTTTTTCCTTTCAGGATGATGAACTCGATTGTTATTATAATTTCATTTGAATCAATATTATCAGAATCTACTATAACTCTCTCGACTTCGGCTCTTGGTTCGAATGTACGAACAGACCATATAATGTCTCTCTGCAAAAATGCTTCGTCCAGCGGACTCCAATTTTCAAAAAGATAATTATGAATACCAACACCAAAACCAGGAGCAAAGGGTTTTTCGCCCGGTCTAGTCATTACAATATTCATGATAGATTGCCTTATAGCATATCTATCTCTAGCAACAGAAACATCATTTATAAATTCATTTTTGTTAAAAAGTATATCAAAATCTGAGTATTGACATTGAATTGGTGATGACATGAATTGTTCCTTAGTCTTTGAACTATATATGCACTATCATCACATTACTAAAAAAAAGAACCGAGAAAATCCAACACCGAGGAAAGCAAACCTTTAGATGTGTTTGGATCTACTACAGTACTATCTCTTGTTAAAATTAAATTCATCTTATGACTACTTGAAGAAATGATATGTTCTATATCAGAAACCAACCACCGTCCAGTAATTTTTTTCTTCATTTCAGAATTCTCGTCACCTGCAACTACATTTGCAATGCTTATTAGTTTACCTGGACGTAAAGTTAAATCTCCATTTAGAACAATAGACATTTTTTGGGAATTAATAAGTTGCATTTGAGCATTCCTCCACAAAGGAGTTGTTTTTGGGGTGTCCCAATATGTTGCATCTGTTCTGTTATATTCAACATACTTTTTAAATTCACTTCCCTGACAAGGACAATTGCAACTAGAGGGGTGGTTAGGTGTCTTCCATAAACATCCAAGATAATCCTCGCCCAAAACATCCTCTATCAATTCACATTCTTTTGTTTTTTCGTACGCCTCTTGAATTTCTTTATCGGTCGGTTCTACATTAGTTTCTCCATCTCTCCACAACCACCCACCCAACCCATAATCAACAAGAAGCCATGCCCAATGTTCTTCTAGAACTTTATCGGGTCGTAAATCCTGACATGGACAGTTACAATACGGTTCATCTTCAGAGCAATCTGAATTATCAACATTACCCTCGGAATTTAAGCACGAATAAGAACCTCCACTATAATAAGAAGAAGTTGAGAAATCAGAATCTGAAAACGCTCCCGCCAATGCCCCCAGTCCTTCTAAAATTAAACCCAACATTCAACAACTCCTTCTTCTTTATGTATCAGCATGTGACATGATCACCACTACAATTTGCTCCAAGTATAAAAAATGAATTTTCACCATATTCACTCAAACATTCTGATCTTGTAATGTGGTCAATGCAGTCACCATCAGCACAACAAGCACCCTCTTGCTGAAATACACAGTCCTCACATGGCACATCAAAAGAACAGTTATTACAACCCCAACAATCATCTTTATAGTGTATATCTAATTTTTCCTGATCACAATGTGTGTCTATAAAATGTGCCCTCATTAAGTTAATAGTTGTCGCCATATAATCTTCATTATGCATTTCATATGTAAATCTACGCATATCATCGGAAGATTGCCCACAAGGAGAGGCTGCACACATTTCTGCATCACAGCAGCCCCAAGAAACACACGAAGGCCCATCAAAACATGGATTAAATTTACTTTCGGCTATTTCAGAGCCCCACAATTCCTCAAATTTGTTATACAATCCGTTCACTATTGGACTACCTTCGTCCCAAGTAAAAGATCCAGAAACGTCGATCATGAACCAAATTTGTGATGGATATGGATTGGTTTGCCCGTTTTCTAATACAGGACTACCAAATCGATTGATTATTTCATCATAAATATAATCAATAGCATTTTGAATCTCATCATCTCTATGATACTCATACCGAAGGAAGGGCAAATCATAACACTGAGGTGGATCGGGAATATCATCACAATCACCATATTGATAATCACACGAAGGATGAAGAAAAATTTCCAATCCAACCCTGACCATTCCATCTTCTTCGATAAATTCATTTGTAATGCCGTATTTTGATGCCTCAATTTTAGGGTGAATTACATCTTCGTCCATTAAACAAAATGGATTACCATCTCCGAGATCTATTGTGTCGGAATAATCAGAACTGCTATCTTCATCTGGACCTATTGATATAAAAACTGCTGGTCCGCCTGGACTAGGCCCACAACAACAACTATTATAACCAAGCATATTGATTTGTTTCCACCATTATTAACATCCACATGACCCATCATGTACATTCACAACATTGAAAAAGTATATTTCGTTTGGTGTGTTAATATCATCTTCTGATTCATCTTCATAGGTTGGTACAATAGACCTCAACAAAGTGTAAGGTATCTTTTGCATTTGAACTACATGTCCATGGAAATATGTTTCTTCGTTATTTTCTCGAATCTCACATGGTTTATCGTCTATATTGAAAAATCCCCCAATTGGCATCATTTGGTGTGCGTATGGATATCTGTTAAATTCTTCGCTAGCAGCATTAACTCCTGGTCCTACATAAACTTCATCCCCCTCAGTTTTGTTCATAAATTCGTTTAGATTAAACGCTGGGTTGGTCCATTCATCACTATCATCTTCTCTGAAAGATCCATGAAGTCCGTTTGGAATTGTTACTATCTTAATAGGAGAATTTTCGTCTGTTAGTTCTTCAGTCTCTTCATCCAATTCTAAAACATGATCGTTTGGCCAAAACTCTACTTCTTTCCATGAATATTCATATATTCCTCCTCTACCTTCGTCACCAGATATTTTCTTTGCTCCTTCAATAACAGCAAAAAATTCAAATTTACTGCTTTCTTCAGAGTCACAACAAATAGATTCTTTATAAACCTTCCAACGTTCTTTTAAGTTTTTCATCTGAATGAATTCCTCAAGAACCTTAGAATCACGAATTGGTTTTTTGATTTCTTTTTGTATTTTATATAATACATCTCCACCCAGATCGGTTTGATCAAACATTGACTTCCAAACGATGTCATTTTGAGGTCCGTATTTCCCATTGGTTTGCAATGCACCAAACATATCTGTTGTGTTGTAATTTGGTACATTATAAGGAGAACTAAAATACCCATAAATACCACTTTCATCATAGAATCTTCTACTTTTTATAGAAGAACCATCAGTATCAATGCTGTCTGGTAAAATTTTAAATTGTTCTACTCGCCCACCATCGTCAACGCCCCCCCACTCATCATCATGATAACTATACGATATGACTTCTCGTTCTCCCCAATAATCTGCATCGGACTTTTGATGGGAAGACACAAAATCTAAATAATCAAAATAAGGATCGTCATAGTTTGGTTTAACTAATTCATAATAAGCAGAATATGCTCCATCCTTCCACATTTTGAAGTGGTTAAATTCGCTGATTATATTCATCGCAACAATTCTAGGATCTCCAAAATTCCAATCTTTTTCTGGTACATCCATGTCTGTAATGAAATATTCTCGGGGATCTTTACCCAACAGACCAAAAAAATAACTTCCCGCTTCGTCCTTTATCATTTTTCTAATAGATTTAAAATGCCACCCGTCTAAATCGGCATAAAACAAATAATTAACACCCCTTTGATCTTCCGTTACTGCATTTTCACTTAAGTCGGTTATAAGAGACAACAAATTATCATGATGAACATCTTTGCCCCACGGGTACATGTTGTGATGCGTCTTTAACCACACTGAATTGTGCGTGTTTTCTATTTCCATTTTGTTTTTAGAAAAACTATAGTCAGTGGCTTCGGGGTTGAAGTATTTTTCTGCTAATTGATTTACTAGTCCAGTATTGCCATCAAAACTATCCTCTGAGTTTGCAATATGACCAATATAATCTTCATCTTTCGCTATATCAATTTCAGCCCAATTCAAATAAAAATTTTCACATGTAATAAATGTCAGCAACCAACCCGCATCTGCTCTTCCTGCTGGTCCTCCTAGAGATTCTGATGCTTCATTTCCAAGTTTCTTCGCATCGTCAACACAAAAAGTTAAAGTTTTTCTTGATTCTTCGATGCCCGGTGATTCAATTATAATTTCGATTAACTCCCCACCGGTGAAGTTAAATTTATCACCAGTAGAAGTATCAGATTCTACTGGCTCACGAAATTTTAAAATTCCCTGCACACCAGCATTGAAAATGCTTTCAGTCATACTGAGACTTATAAAGATGTCTCCCGATTCTACCTTTTTGTTTTCTTCTTTTTCTTTTTTCTTTTCAACAACAACATATTCATTATCACTGTTTACTTTTTTTATCTTAATTTCTTCGATAATTATATCAGATGTGTGGCGACGGCCTATTGTATCCGTTTTGTTTTCTTCTGCGGGGGGAGGAGGGGGTGTCATACTATAATCCAATCATTCAATAACTGTAGTAGTGCCTCTAGGTACATTACCATTCATTAAAGATTTATATTCGTTAATGATTGCCGTTACCATTTGAGGAGAAATTAATTTTATTTTTCTTCTCTCATCATTTTTACTAATCATTTTCGTTAAGTTGGTTGTTGTTTTGATGCTATCAGACAGAGATCTATTCATGTATTTATACAATATGGTTCCAGTCATACCACATACACTTTGGTAACTATAAAAATCTCCAGACGGACCCTCATGATTTTCTACAGGATATGCACTGTATGGATTTATCATATCATCATTGTATGAGAAATAACACGCTGCGTCTGAAATTTTCTCTTTCCTTTGAACGATTGCAAACGTAGACCCAGCAGTTGCGCACGGTGGACCCCAACCCTGATAATTCGGACCAGCAATTTCAATGCATACAGGAGCCCCATAATATTGCTGATAGCACCCCGTTTGGCCAAAGCCATCCACGCTATGCCAATTGTCTTCATCTCCGATTTTACTGTTTCGGAAAACATAAACCTCATCACCTTCGTTGATGTGTCCTTTTATTTTTTTTACATCTATTCTGTGTAGAAGTTTATCATAGTTGTCAATTTCGCCGTAATTGTTTAAATCAATAGATCCATCTTCTTCTGTGTCTCGTCGGACTATAATATCACCTTCTATTATATCTAAATTTTCAAAAACAAAGTAACTGTATCCTTTTAAGAAATTATAAAAAGACGAATCTATTTCTTGGTTTGATTTTGACCATTCGCCAACATAATCAATTATATTGTTGCATAATAGAACCACCCACCAAAGGTGAGGATTTCCATAAAAATCTGCCGCAACTTCTTCTGGTTTTTGTCCATCAGAAACAATATATGTTTCAAAAGAACTAAAATCTTTCTTTGTGTTCTCTGTGAAAACAACTCGTCTGAATATATCTTTCATTAATACATCTGGTACAAAACCGCCACTAGAGCCCTCGGTGTTTTCCCACATGAAATTATATTCAGCATTTGGTATGTTTTGAAAATACATTTAATTAATCCTAAAAATGATTATTTGTGTTAAATCAATTATCGCTATCTATTGTATCATCCGCCACACCTCGGACCTGACTTCTAGACATTAAACCACTTTCAGTGTTTATGGCTGGCTCAAGTTCAACAAAATTAAGTGAAAGAGTAGTCACTGCGGGATAACTTTTTTTCTTTTCGCCTTCGACTCCTTGTGTTGCTGCAAATGGACCGCCTGCTGAACCCTGTGTGCCTATATTGACAGATTCTAATACAGAAGGAAGTGGTCCCATGTCCCAGCGAAACCCTTTATAATCATCTGCATTAAGATTCATAACATTAATAAACCAAATTGGTGGATGAAGAACCCTAGAATAGGTATCCGCAACAGTACGATTTGGATATGCCATTCTTTGAAATTCCCTTACAATTGCAGTAATTGTTGTTGCATCACCAGGTGCTTTGGGAGCCAATTTCCAAGAATAAGAATGTCGTCTGAATTCTGCTCCCTTGAAAATGCTATCACTTTCATCCATCGGTCTGTGACCCAAAGCAGAAGAAACTCCTAGAATGTCCATTGCAGAATTTATACGAGTGATATCCAAAAACGCACTCCACAACCCAGTAGCAGTTGGGTCAAAAATACTACCAGACACATCGGCTTGACCTCTGCTATACCTAATTCGGTTATCTATTTTTATGTTTCGGGGCATAGGCAGTGTAATGTCTGCCCAAGTTCCTGTCATTTTTTGAACACCCGAATATGCCCGGACTGACTGTTTGTTAGAATATCTAGCAGCAACAAAATTTATTCGATACTCTCCTAAATCTTCAACAGAATCAAAATTACCGGTTGGTGGAAAAATTAATCTATCTGTCATGTTTAATCCTTATTGTGGTTTCTGTACTATATATTTATATGGCTTACAAAACAAGATACACAATCCAAAATCCCTCTAAATATATAGGAGATCCTTTGGGAATAATTTGTCGTTCTTTATGGGAAAGACGAGTGTGTCGCTATCTGGATGAAAATAAAAACGTTATTCGATGGGGCAGCGAAGAATTGCCAATTCCGTATTATTCGCCATTAGACAAAAAAACACACAGATATTATCCAGATTTTATCGCAGAAGTTAAAAAACAAAACGGCGATATTGTGACATACATCATAGAAGTAAAACCCAAAAAACAAACAAAATTCCCCGAAAGAAAAAAGAAAAAAGAAAAAACTTATGTTCAAGAATGTATGACATACGCCATAAATAAAGAGAAATGGTCTTCCGCACATAAAATGTGTAGAAAAAATGGCTGGAAATTTTTAATAATCACAGAAGATAACATTCTACCATAAGAGTAACAAATGATTTTACCATTACCACAAGCACCACACACTGACAAAAACGGATCGAGTATTGATTTCTTCAAAAATAACTTTTTAAAAGGAGGTCTATCTAGACCAACTCGTTATTCTGTCTTAATAGAAACTAATGCATTTGAACCAACTAGAATGTTACTTCAACCAGAAGGTGTTATTGTTCCTGGTAGATCTTTTAGAACGTTTCAGGATAATTTGTGGGGGCCCATTAGAAAAGTTCCAGTCAGTCGAACGTTCGAAAATGATTTGGTTATGTTGTTCCCAGTCGGTAACAACTGGGAAGAGAGAACAATATTTGAAGCATGGATGGATAAGATAATAAATCCTATCACCAACGTAACAAGTTATTCCGATGACGGCGAAACAGCAAAAGGGACGATAACCTTATATTGTACAAACGAAATGAACGAAACTAAAGCAGTGTTTAATTTTGAAGAAGTTTATCCCTCTAGCATAATACCCATGAACATGGGTTTTGACCAAATCAATCAATATAACCGATTACAAGTAGTATTTACTTACAGACAATATACATACAAAGCAGAGAATTTTGATTCTTCATCACCCCCCACTCAATAATTTTGTTTGTGAATAATAAAGGAATTTTGTATAATGAATGCACTATCTAAAATGTTGCTGGAAAAAACACCAAAATATAACGTAGAAATTCCATCAACAAAGAAAAAAACAACATTTAGACCTTTTCTTGTCAAAGAAGAAAAAATCCTTTTGATTGCACAGGAAACAGGATCATATAAAGAAATGTTACAAGCAATAGAAAATGTAATAGAATCTTGTGTTGATGATATTGGAGACGTAGATACTTTACCTGTTTTTGACATAGAGTATTTGTTTCTAAAGTTAAGAGCCAAGTCTGTCAGTGAAATATCTTCTCCTGTAATACAATGTCCAGTGACTGACGAAGAAATAGAACTTCAAATTAATTTAATGGACATTGAACCAGTAATAGATAAAAATCATACAAAAAAAATACAAATAGAAGACGATATTATTGTTGAGATGAAATACCCATCACTGAGAATGATGAAAAATGATGAAGTTAATACATCATATGATGATCCTGAATCTTTTTATGATATGATAGTAAAATGTATAAGCAAAATCAAAACAAAAGATGAAACAGTTAACGTCTCATCTCTTCCAGATTCCGAGATAGAAGATTTTATTGGTAACATGAATAAAAATCAATTTGAAAAGGTGTTAGATTTTTTCATAACCTCCCCTCAACTTAAACATACGGTAAAATACACCACCTCAGACGGAGTTGAACGAGAGGTTACTTTACAAGGAATATCGGATTTTTTAGAATAGGATTGAGTCATACTAGTCTAAAAGATTATTATACTCTCTCCTTTCAATTAGTGCAGCACCACAAATACAGTTTAACTGAATTGGAAAATATGATTCCTTGGGAAAAGGACATATACTTAGCACAATTGATTGAATATATAGAAGTGGAAAATGAAAAAATCCAATTAGCAGAGATTGATCGTAGACGCGAAAGAAAAAACCAAGGGATGTTTGGATAAAACATGACAAAAAAGAAAAACAACAAGATAAATTCCTTCAAAGATGCAATGCTATCGCATTTTAAAAACAAAAATACATCAGATATAAAAATAGTTCCACCTAAAATAAAAAATCTCCCTACAATTTTAAAAATAATTTCACCTCTACAAGACAACATTCAAAAAAACAATATTCCTAAACGAGAAAAAACATCAGACATTAAAAAAGTTCCAAACAAGAACAAGGAATATTTAAACATCAGGAAAGATATAGACAATTTAAAGAAAAGCATTAAGGGCATAAAGAATACCAATTTAATAACAAATAATTACACCACAAATAACATTCATAAAAAAAACAAAACTAAAAATATCACCGAGAAGAGGAGAGGAATAAAAAACAACAATAACGGTATTCAATTGCCCAAGATGATATCAAGTGTTATTAAAAAATCCAACGAATACCAACCAAACACAAATAGAAAAAATATAAACACATCAAACACATCAAACACATCAAACGAATACCAACCAAACACAAATAGAAAAAATATAAACACACCAGATAAAATATACCAAACAAGAAGTGTTGTAAATTCTACTATTCGTAATTTTCTGTTTAATAAGTTAAATAACACACGGCCTAAATTTACTACAAACAAAATTAAAAGAATCAACATCAGTCCTATTGTTACGCAATATGCACACACACAGAATGATTCAGACAACAGAGAACCGACACAACCAGTACATATACAAAATGCTGTCAACAAAAACTTAAAACCCAACCAAAATTTTAATATCAATCAACACTATTCAACGATTCAGACAACACCAAAGACTGTTGAAAGAAATAAGCACACAAAATCTAAACCGTCTTTATTTAAACTAAACAAGAAGAACAAGAACAATAAAACAGTCCATGCAGGAAAATTGAAAAAGGAAAACAATAAAGTTAACGTTATTCCAACATCTAAGAAAGGAGAGATTCATAACAATTATAACCGAGAACACAAAAAAACAAGTATCTCCAGTATAGAAAAGATTTACAATAGCACGAAAGATAAAATCCTAAACAATTTCACACAAGAAAACAAAAAATTGACGATGAATTCCACAACAACTTCTATACCAGCAACAAAAAACAATACTACAACCGAAAATAAAAATTTTACATCTACTATAAAATCTCCAGTTACAAAGTTGACTAATATAAGCAATTCGGTCTTAAACGAAGTAAGAAATATTATAACCTCCGGGAAAAAATTAAAAATACCATCACTTGCAGTTGGTGGTGTCGCTACTTCTCCCACACTTGCAAAAATTGGTGACGCTATTTCTCCAAGTGGCAAACCAGATCCAGAAGTCGTTGCTCCTATGAGCAAAATGCCTGAGATGTTAGCAAAAACCAAAACTTTAGAGCAATCTCAAAATATAATTAATAAAACATCAAAGAAAAATTCTTTAAACAATGTGGCAAAACAAACCATGGGCGAAAACAACAATCTAAAATTAGATAAAGAAGAAAATGCACCCAAAGGTGATGGTGGTGATAAAAAAACACCACCAACTATTGTCAACAGTCCAACAATCACACAAGGAAATGGTGATTCCCGTCCACCCACACCACAAAACATTACCCCCAAATCCACAGCAACAATGTCTTCGTATGCACATCTTCCAAGGTGGCGCAGAGGAATGGGATAATAAAAAAGGGAGTCCCGAAGGACTCCCTTTCCCACAAAAATAACAGATCCAGATCACTCGTTCGCTAAACGTTCAAAATATGATAGAGCGTCTGTATCTTCTTGTGTATTTTCAGATGACGCAGAGGTGTCTGACTCTGTGAAAGTAGCAGTTTCGGCAGTCGTAGATGCCGGAGCGTCTACTGGGGTTGCACGAATATCCGTACCAAGAACATCATGGAGTCGCTTTTTCAACTGATCGTATGTTTTGTAATTGTTTGGATCTGTAAATTCGGCAAGAGCATATTGCGTCTTCCACATCTCTTCCAACTTTGTGTCGTCACCATCAAGCAAAGCCGAAGACGAATCAAATTCGCTCTTGTCGTAATTAATGAATCCTGCAACCTTACGGACCTTCAACTTAAAGTTTGCACCTTGCCAAAAATCAAATGGATTGACAGCAGTTTCATCTTCAAATTCGGGTGACATTGCTTCTTGAATTTTGTCAAATATCTTCTTACCATATTTGTAAAGAAAAACCTTTCCTTCATTTTGCGGATTAGTAGGGTCACTTACCACAAGAATGTTAGAAACGTAATGCATCCGACGTTTTCGAGCGCGTGCAATGTCCTTGTCGGACTCGACTCCACTATTCCATAGTTCAGTATTCATTTCTGAAACCGGATCCTTTTGACCAAGAGTAGTCAGACTATTCTCAATATACCATCCACCTTTACCCTTAAAACCGTGCGAATAGTACTTTGCCCAGGGAAGATCTTCGCCTTCTGGTGCTGGGAGGAATCGGATTACAGCATAACCATTGCTGGACTTATCCAACTCTGGTCGCCAAAAACGATCATCCTTATAAGAATCCTTCTTGTTTAGTTCTTCAATTTTTTTAGTGAGTTGGTCAATACCAGAGGCAGACCGTTTTTTAAAATCAGCAAATGACATAATATGTCTCCTTATTTCTTCACGGGACTCCCGTGATGCTAATGTCGGTAGGAACTCCCTACCACTTTTTTATTATACGGTTTGTTTAACTAAAGTCAAGTCTATATTGGCAATTTAGATGTTTTTTTAAAAAGAAGATTATATTCCATCCCTTCCTTTTCTATTTTTTCAATAATAGGTTTAGATAAATACTTGGCAGCAAGACTGGGTTCTATGTTATTTTCTTCACATACAAATAAAACTGCGTCCATATATGATTTTTCTTTTTCAGCAAGTAATTCTATTTCTCTTATGAGATTATTTTGGGCTTCTTTGCTAAATAACATACTCAATACCTTTCGTTGAAATTTTCTTATATATAATATAACCCAATAGAATATATTTTCAACAACAATTTGGAGATTTCCTTTAAATGGCAGACACCAACAACAATATAACAATTGATATTACTGGAAACACCGCATCAATGGCTACTGATTATGGATTGATTGGTGTTAGTTTAGACAGTGCGCACGTTCCCATCTCAAAAGTGGTATGGGGTGATAATGATTACGGGTATCGGGTAGATTTAAACAACCCATTACCTATCCAATTCGCCGGGCAAACAGATACACTTAACATAAGCGGTAATGTTTCTGGACAAACTAACGGTAATGTTGCCGTAGTCAATTATGTTGATTCTGGGTTAGGAAGCACATTGGGTGTTTATTATGTTGCTGTCGCCGGTTCAACTAACGGTTCTGCTCCTGTTGGGATATCGGGTAGTATAGAAGGTGTGTATGGGGGAGTTCCGGTTGAGATTACTGGAGATGTTCGTATATCCGGTGTAATGGCTTCAGAATCATATGGAACAGATGGGAGCGTAAAAGGAATATTAATACAGGGGACTTCTGCGGGCGCAACTGCAACTGTTGCTGGTGAAGTGTTCCCAGGATATGGGTTTGGTGTGCCAATTGCAGTTACTGGCGGACGGAGACTCAGTTCCAACACTGACAGTATTGAAGTAACTGGTTCTGTTAATGTTCTTGGGGATAGAGAACTCACTGCATCAACAGATGCAGTTTCAGTCTATGGTTATGATGGTAATGTTGGCGTTCATACTATCTTAAGAGCGGGCAATGGTGGTCCAACAGCAGGATTTTCTGGTGACGCATTAAAAGTATCTGTGGTCGATGCAAGCATCAATGCAACTGTAAATGTTTCTGCTGTCACAGGTGTTACTAATGCAGGAGAGCCCCCTCTAAGAATACAAGGATATACTGCTGGAGATCCTCACGATCCTGTAATTATTAGGGGCGAAAATGGTGGGGCAATTGAAGTTGTTGCTCCAAACGGATTAAACACATCTATATCTGGAACAGTAACAATTGATGATGATGATCTAATTTCGGCATTAGAATCAGATTCAAAACCTCTAATTTCTAAGTTAGAAAACATAAAAACAAACACAGACAACATTATAGGCATTAAAAACGATTTAGTGAGTGGTAAAGGAGTTAAAGCATCAATTTCTTCTATAGAAAGACCAACCAATTTAAGATCAGGTTCTAAAACATACACTTCATCGGTTGCAGGTCAACTTCATAATAATCTTGAATTGTTAAGCGGGATTACGGTAAAACTCTCACCAAATAGTCAAGTAAACGTACTGATAGGAAACAGAAACTTGTTAAACAGTAGCACAAACGGTTATATACTAGAACCCGGCGAATCTATTTACCTAGAGGTCAATAATGTAAACAAAATATATGCAAAACCTGATACAAACATTAAGGATATGTCAACAACAGTTTATTACATAGGAAGTTAATTTCAGTGTCATTGATACAACATTCTAATAGAAGAAAAAGAAAAAACACTGGTGTTATACGAAACGTCGATGGCGCAAATAATTTTTTCTTTGCTTTGAATTTTATATCAGAAAAAGAAAAACAAATAAACACATCAGAGATAGTCGACGTAAATGCAACAGTGATAATAAAAGATGATAATATAATTTTAGATTACAGTCATTTACATAACAAAGAAGATGTTAACAGTATCATGTTGTTTTTTAAATCTTCTGTTGCAGAAAATGATATTATTACTATAAAAAATGGTCAATATTTAAACGAAATGACCGGGGACAATACGACTTATGACATAAGTGGGACTGTTACGTTTAAGAAATTTGATGAAAACAATAAAATGGTTTATGCCAAAATTGTGTCTTTAGAAAATCCCAGTCCGAATTACTCAATATATGATTATAATTTTTTCATATCGCCCCTCAACTGGACCACGACATCAAATTACACAGAGAAGGAGTATGTAAACCAAATTATCAATATGGTTCCTAGTTCGTCTCGGAATTCTTTTATAAAATCATTTGGTAATATAGATACGGGTGATATACTAGAATTAAGCATCGATGGGAGTTTGCACAACTTTACGATAGAAAAATATACGAAGAGTACCAATGAAATCGGAGAAGTTGTAGACGTAGGGGAGACAATACCACCAGATATTGTTTCTGCTAATTATATTGGAACTGAGATTTTTGGACGACTAAAAAGAAGAATAAATAAACGCCCTGTGGTTATCAATAACGATAAAAAAAGATTAAAACATAAAAAAACTAGAACACAAACCATTCCCACAAAAAAAAACACCCTAACCAAAGTATCCGCCAAAACGATTACATCTACAAACAATACCAATGACAACATCACACAATCTACTTATCCATCATTGAGAAACCCTCAAACTACTACTCCTTTAGAATACCAATTAAGAACAAGAACAACAAGAGAAGAAGAAAACCAAACAAAACTCGAAGAATCAAAAAGAAGGCATATTATATCTGGATCGCCCACAATTTATGTCAAGGTCGAATTAGATAAAAATGGGAATGAAGTATACTCTTTTAAACATAAAGATTCTCCCGCAGGTAAAAAACAAGACACCTTATCATTTGAAGTTGGAAAAACTTATAAATTCGTACAATCCCATAAATCAAATGGAATATATGGATTTACAAACAAAGAACATCCATTGAGTATAGGAACATGCACGGGAGCAGGAAGAAAAAATTGTCAAATGGATAGTCTGTTAGTAAGATCCGAAAAACAACCAGGAGTAAATGGATCTTATTTGTATTTCGGTCCAGTCACAGAAAAAGAAAATCTATACACATTTTGTCTAAATCACACAGGAATGGGTGGAGAAATTAATATAAGTGGCAGGAGCATCACAGCAAAAAGAAGAACATCTTCTCGCAATTCTACACCTCGCTCTGATTATTGAATTTTATTCTTGTAAAAACACAGAATTGGATTGAGGATCCGTTTCCAATAAAAGTTTACTAATTGCTGATTCAACAACCCATTCTTTAGAACCATCATCATATTGAACTTCAAGTTGAGT